TTGCCATATGAAATAAAATCTTCATTGACACTTCACTTATGTTTGCAATGTTCGTTGAACTACCTAACACACTTGGTATGCAAGCGATATCATTCAACATTTGCTTGATATTATCTAGATATAACTTAATTGTATTGTAATCCATTGTGGTACTCACAACCTTGTAATCTCCATTATCCAGATTCATCACATATCCTGTTGCATCAGCAGGAATCGTTGATTCAATCCTCTGACCCACAGCCACAGGCATCGGATTCAAACTATTGATATAGATTGCGTCGCCCATCTTACTTAGGATATCCTCTAAGTCATCCATAATCGGCTTGATATCAGTTAACATACTTACTCCAAAGTTATAGTCCATATCGTTGAAATTATGGTAATGAATTGGCAGACCACACACATTAATCTTGGAATCTTCCATATGTAAGTAACCGCCATCATTGTTCCAATTCTCAACATAAGTAGGATAATATACATTATAAAATGTGATATTCGTAAATATATCTGTCCATGTTTCGATAAATGCAATGTAATTCCCACGATCATCATAGACAGGATAACAGTCGCCACTGTCAAGCACCTTACTTTTAATGATGCCATCTTCCACATAAACAACCTCGTAAGCATCACCAAACTTATTGACTCTGTCCAAAATCTGGTAATCTACGGTTTCGTACTGTCCTAATTTGTATATTTCGTTAAAATTCTTGATCGTATTCTCGTTACCACTAAATGATACCTTCTTGCCAAGTAAGTACGTTGCGTGGAATCTCAGCACCGTTTTAGCATAGTTTAGAATCGTCTTTCGTGTGATGAGTTCTTTTCCTTTATAAGCAGAATTCTCTCTTCCAAGTACCTTGTGTCTACCTGCGAGATAGTCACGGTTCGCAATACATTTCGTAATCCTGTTCACATGATAAGGTTGATTGACTTCCTCTACAAACCATTTGGCAGGATTCTCATACTTATTTTTATACTCTTCAATCGCCACGTTGTCTCTCCTTTCTGTTCTGTTTCTTCTATATAATATCGTCTAAAATGGATACCATAATCCATTCTTCATTCCTTGAATACATAAGCACAATCCCATAACTAAATCGTCATGACTGCCACTGATAGCGCCCATACTTCCGTTATCGTTTGCAACGAACACCTTCATCTCTTCGAGCATATCTTTACTCTTAATCTGGATCAACCCTTTGTCGAACCATTCACGGCAGTCGTTGACAATGATAGATTTCGTTTTATTGTTGGTGTCGAATCCAACCCTCCAGATAGTTCTCTGGAACTCATCATATGTCTTGTACTTAGTCATGTTCATATAATGTTGCTCGTATCTCAGACGTTCAATAACACTGTGTCCACCGCTTGCCTTTTCAACCGTCAGCAACGCCTTATTATAGTATCTACCTAAAGCATTTAAGACATCGGCATACTGATATGGTTTGATCTTGTTATTCCTAAACTCAGCCACCTGTTGACCTTCTCGATTTAACACGATAGCAGTAGAGTAATCTTGTCCCAATCCTTCTGAGCAGTCCACACCTATATAATATTTCTCGCCCATTCGTGGCAACTGCCAGATATGAAACGTCTTACCAAGATACGGCATTAATATAGTAGGTAACCCTGTGACCTGTTTCTTTGCTAATGGCTTGATCTTGTTCTCTACGATCGTAGTCAATGATGCCGTGATCCTCTTACTGTCAAATAACTGTTGCCCTGTAGTTAGGAAACATTCAGTGTCCGTTGATGGATATTCAACTTGGAATGTATCAAGCCCGTCTGTAGACACCTTCTTTCTACGCCAAGCAATCTGCGCCAAAGAAGCACCCATTTTCAATAGTTCCTGTTCGTCCTCATCAAGTTCCATGTCCTTAATCTTCTGAGACGTTCTTGCCTCATACTCAGCCACGGCTTGTTCATACTGATTAGCAAACAATGATTTACCATTAATCCAATTAAAAAAGAACGGTTTATATGAATTGTCTCCGTTCTTTGCTTGAATATATAATTCTGAAAATTTATTAAAACCATTTGCCGTCGATTCTATGATAATACGTCCAGATTCACTAACCGCCTGTGATAATGCGTGTAACTGTTTATCTGCATTTTTCCAAAACGCAAATTCGGATAAATGTACGATACCGTTCAACGTATCTCCACGCCCAATTTCTTTGTTCCCTGCTGTCAAGCAAGTAATCTTACTTCCATTATCAAAGCATAACGCCTGTCTGTTATTTACAATCAACTTAGGTTTGATGATATCTGGCAACGAATGATACTGTTGCTTTAATTTATCAAAAATAGTATTGCAACTGGATTGATTGTGGCTTACCAGAAAACAAGTCGTATTCTCATGTACCACGCACTCTCTAATTGATAATGCAATCGTGATAGATGAAATACCTAACTGCCTGCTCTTAAGGATAATGTTATTTGATTGCATATTCTGAACCAATTCCTTTTGTTCATCGGTCAAGATAAATGGCACAAGTTTACCTTCTTTGTCCGCAATTTTGATAAATGATTCAATCCAAGCCACCTTGTTCTCATCTTGCCATAGCCAAGCAAGTTTTTGTGCATTTGCCTTACTAATCATCACGCACCACCTTTAAGAGCGGGAATGTTGATTCCAGATAATAACACATCCAACTCGTCCTCTGAATCTTCAAAGAAGTCACTGTTGTGGAAGTTCTCGACATACTTAGCAGCGTTAACATCTCCATTCAGTGCCTTGTTCATCATTTTCTGATATATCTGCATTGTATTTAAGGTTCTCATATTTTTCATATATATTTTAATTGCCTTCTGAGCATCATCTCTAATCAGCCAGTTATTCTCACAGAATTCCTCTGTCTTATTTGTTCCGTCCTTACTTTTAAATTGCATATCACACTGGCACAGTTCGTCCCATTTGCATCTTTTTTTCTGGTCAGATAAG